GGGTAATTTGTGGTGCTCTGGCCCGCAACCGAGTTACCAAACACCCCAATTCGGCAGCGGGCGGTAGGGCTCAATACGTTGAGCGGAACTTGTGAGCCATTGGCTAAAAAGCCAATCCTCCCGGTGACGGCATTCTTGTTGTAGGTGACGCCCCTGGCCATGCCAAGGAATTTGACAAAGTTGCTGAATATCACTGCTTCACCCACTTGGTTTCGCCAGTCAAATTGCCCGACGTGTAGCTGAAAGTCTTGACCCATGTGCTGACGCCGTCGGTGCCGGTGTCCATGGTCATCTGCCCGCTGGCATTCCAGCCATAGACGTGACTCCAAGAATCAGGATTGACCGATATGCCCGTGGAGTCAACTGCGCTCACAGTTATAGGCAGACCATTTGCAGGGTTCAGCAACACAATTGCCTGAGGCCGCATAGCGCGCACAGGGCCTGGTATCTCGACAACTTCCATGGGGCTTTCCTTCGCTGATGTTTTCGATGAGTAGCCTTAAGCGTATGGGCATGACCTCTGCCCCAATAACTAAAGCGCTTTAGTTATTGCTATTCACGCGCGCGAGTCAAAGTCGCGGCATGAACACATCCAAGCCCCCACTTCTTCAGCGCCTTCCGCGTCTCAGCGGCTGGCTACTCATCACCGTTCTGCTGCTGGTCAGCGTCTGGGCCATTGCCCCGCACCAGTTGGCGGTGAGTCTGTACAAGCTGAGCCTTGTCTCACTCGCCGCCGTAGTTGGCTACTGGCTGGACCGCTCCATCTTTCCGTACGCGCGGCCTGATGGCTTCTTGACCACGGATGCCGAAGACGCGCCCCCGGATTCCGAACCCGACGGCGATCTCGTCGTTGGTCTATGCGTGCGGGACAACACCCAGATGCTGCTCATGGGCGTGTCTATGCTGCGCCGGGCCATCATCATTGGCTGTGCCATGCTGACCATGGGTTTGGGCGCGTGATGTTGAACGCCCTGGGCAAGAGCATTGCGTCGGCCGTCTGGCTGATCATCGGGCTGTCCGGTGTGCTGCAGCTGGCCACTATAGTTGCGGCCCTCACTGGCGCGCTGAACGTGTATGCACAGCAAATGCCACCCAACGCCGTCCGGTACCGGGCAGACCTGGTACGTGCCGCGCATGCAAATTGGGGCCTTGATGCTCCGGTCGCCGCGCTGGCGGCGCAGGTACACCAGGAAAGCGGCTGGAACCCCCAAGCAGTCAGCCGCGTGGGTGCCACTGGCATGGCGCAGTTCATGCCCGCCACGGCTACCTGGTGGTGCAAGTTGAACAACATGGCTGTTGACCAGTGCCAGCCGCAAAACCCTGCGTGGGCACTGGCCGCCCTGGTTGGCTACGACAAATGGTTGTATGACCGATCACCCGACCGCTACACCGCACACGATCGCCTTTGGGTTGCCCTGCGCGCCTACAACGGCGGCCTTGGGCACTGGCAGGCCGAGTCTCGCCTGGCGGCCACCGGTAGCCGTGAGGCTGTGGACGCAGCATGCGGCCGAGCGCGCCGATCGCCCATCCATTGCCCCGAGAACTTAGGCTATCCACAGCGCATCCTGCACCTGCTGCAGCCGCGGTACATCACATGGGGGCCAAGCGTATGAATACCACGATAACGCGCTGGATCGTGCTCCTGGTCGCTGGCTGCGCGCTCACATCCTCCGGTTGGCTTGGCTGGACAACGGGCCGCGCGCCATTGCTCACTGAGCTAGCCGAGCAAGACACCGCCCACACCAAAGAAAAACTGCGCACCTTTGAGCGCGCTGCAGAGGTGCTGCAAGACGCCCAGGACCGGGGTGATGCCCTCACAACCACCTTGGCGCAACGCCAGAACCAGATTGATCAACTCACAAGGGAGAAACATAATGCGATCGCAAAAGTTACTACTGGCCGCACTTGTCTCAGTGAGCCTGCTCTGCGCCTGCTCAACAGCGCCCCTGGGCTCAGTGTCAGTGGTCTCACCCCGGCCACCGGCATCGCTGCTGCAGCGGGTGCCACCGTTGCGCCAAATACCGACATCAACAACGTCGTCAGCACCGATGCCGATATCACCGGCTGGGCCATTGACGCCGGATCCCAGTACGAGATCTGCCGCGCCCGGCTTGACGCCTTGATCGACTGGCATCTGAAGACGCCACCCGCAACCCCTGCAACTGCTGAGTCAACCCATGAGCATTGAGCTAACCATTACCAATCTGATCGCCATCCTCATAGGCGCGATCGGCGGCATTGCCACGCTGATCAAGATCATTGCGGTGCTGTTTGAACGCAGCATCAAGGGGCACTATGACCAGATCAATTTGCGCCTGACGGCACTGGACTCAGCCTTCAAGCTGGACGCGGCCCAGTGGCAACGGGTGGAACGCGAGCTGCTCAACCTCAAAGCCGAGCTGCCACTGAACTACGTGCGGCGCGAGGACTACATACGTGGTCAAAGCATCATCGAATCCAAGCTTGACGGCCTTGGCATGAAGTTGGAAAACGCCCAGTTGCGGGCAGCTGTAAGAGTCTCATAGGCAGGAAGGAACCCATGCAACAAATCGATCATCTCAAGCTGCGCCGCGAGGCCCTGCGCTGGCTTATTTTGCTGACGCTCAACAATGCCCGACCCATCGGCGCTTTTGAGGGCGTTGTTCTTTCGGTCGCACAGAGCGAATACCCCGATGCCACAGCGCTGGAACTGCGCCGCGAGTTGGATTATTTGCATGACCGTGAGCTGGTGAAGATTGACAAACAGCCCAACGGGAAATGGTTTGCCGAGTTGACTCGCTTCGGTGTGGACGTGGCCGAATACACCGTCATCTGCGAGCCCGGTATTGCCCGGCCCGCAAAGTACTGGTAAGGCCATGGGCCGCAAATCCACCATTTCACGGTTGCCGCCAGACGTCAAATCGTTCATCGAGGGCAAGCTGGCAGAAGGCCGCTTGACGCTAGATGAACTGATTGCGGCGCTGCATCAACAGTTCCCAACTGTGCAGCAGGCGGGCGAACTGCCCAGCCGTGCGGCGGTTCACCGCTATGGCCAGAAGCTGGAACGCCGTCTGTCTGCCATCCGCGCCAGCACCGAGGCGGCAAAGATCATCCAGGCCCAGGCAGGCGACAACAATGATGCCCGTAGCGAGGCGCTGACGGCGTTGATCCAGACGGAGCTGTTTGAGGCCATTCTGGATCTGCAGGAAAACGACGACCCCGATATGGATCCTGGTGACCGTGTCGGGATGTTGAGCACAGCAGCCAAGAACATCGCCACCTTGACACGCAGCAGCGTCAACCTGAAGCAGTTTCAGGCCAAGGTGGAGGAAGACACCCGTCGTAAGGTCCTGGAAGAGCAGCGCGCCAAGATTGACGCCATGGGAAGCAAGGGCGGTGTGACCGAGGACACCAAACAGGCCATCCGCGAAGCCCTGGGGATCCTCTGATGAAGTTCAAAGGGAACGCGCAGATCATCCCGGTCAATCCGGAGGGTATTTTCCTGCCGTTTCAAAGCAAGTGGGTTACCGACAACAGCCGCCTGAAGCTGATGGAGAAATCGCGCCAGGTCGGTATCAGTTGGGCATCGGCCTATGCTGCTGACGAACGCACTGCGGCCCAGGGCGCACGGTTTGATCAGTGGGTGAGCAGCCGTGACGACTTGCAGGCACGCCTGTTCATTGAAGACTGCAAGATGTGGGCAGGCATCATGAACCTGGCCGCCAAAGACCTGGGCGAGGTGGTGCTGGACCCCAAAGACCGCATCAGCGCCTATGTGATCGAGTTCTCCAGCGGCAAGCGCATCCACAGCATGTCGAGCAACCCGGACGCGCAGGCAGGCAAGCGCGGCGGGCGCATCCTGGATGAGTTTGCGCTGCACCCGGACCCGCGCAAGCTGTGGGCCATCGCCTACCCCGGTATCACATGGGGCGGCAGCATGGAGCTGATCAGTACGCACCGGGGTTCACACAACTTTTTCAACCAGTTGATTCGGGAGGTGCGCGAGCACAAAAACCCCAAGGGCATCAGCCTGCACCGTGTGACGCTGCAGGACGCCTTGGACCAAGGCTTTCTCTTCAAGCTGCAGCAGATGCTACCGGCCGATGATGAGCGCCAGGCAATGAACGAGGCGGCTTACTTCGATTTTGTGAAGTCGGGCTGCGCTGACGCCGAATCGTTCGAGCAGGAGTACATGTGCAACCCCGCCGACGATGACACGGCGTTTTTGGAATACGGGCTGATCACCTCGTGCGAGTACCCGTCGGACATCGACTGGAAGCGCATTGGCAATGGCCGTCTTTTCGCAGGCGTTGACATTGGCCGCAAGAAGGATTTGACAGTTCTGTGGGTGTTTGAGGAGCAAGGCGACGTGCTCTACACCCGCCACGTCGAGAGCATGCAAAACATGCGCAAGAGCGATCAGGAAAAAATCATCTGGCCATGGATTGAGCGTTGCGACCGTACGTGCATCGACCAAACAGGCTTGGGCATTGGCTGGGTGGATGACGCCCAGGACAAGTATGGAGAAAACCGGGTCGAGGGTGTCACCTTCACCGGCCCGGTGAAAGAAGCACTGGCCTACCCGCTGCGCGGATCCATGGAAGACCGGGCAATGCGGATCCCTTACGACCCCAAGATTCGCGCCGATCTGCGCCAGGTGACAAAGCAAGTCACGCCATCCGGGAATATCCGATTCACAGCCGAACGCACTGTGGATGGTCACGCCGACCACTTTTGGGCATTGGCGCTGGCAAAGGCAGCGGCATCAAACCCATCCGCCCCCATCGAGTTCATGAGCAGCGGCCAACCCCGTGGCGCTGACGCGCAAGGATTTATGTAATGGCCACCAATACCAACAAACCAACACCCGTAGCCCCTCAGCTCGACACTGAGGTTGCCAACCGCCTGCGCGATCCGTACGAGGTCAACTATATGGGGGTGCTGCGCAGCAATGACCCCCTGTTGCTGGAGCGTGGCGGCGGTGGTGGCCAGGCCTTTGAGCTGTATCGTGATCTCAAGCGCGACGGCAAGGTGTTCAGTGGCCTGCAACGGCGCAAGCTGGCGGTAATCGGCAAGCCTTGGCAGGTAGAGTCTATTGAAAAGGGCGAAGCGGGCGCAAAGGATGCTGCCGTTGTGACGGAGATGCTCAAGCTGATCAATTTTGATGCCCTGTGCTCCGAGCTGCTGGACGCACTGCTGGTGGGGTTCGTGCCGACCGAAATTGTCTGGACGATACGCGACAACCTTGTTGCGGCCAAGAGGGTTGTCAAGCGTGCGCAGCGCCGCTTCGTCTATGTGCAGGCTGACGAGAATGAGCCACCGGAATTGCACCTGCTGACCCGGTCGAACATGCTCACGGGCGAGGCCGTGCCCGACCGCAAGTTCATGGTGCACCGGGTCAACCCGGAAGACGATAACCCCTACGGCACCGGCCTGGGCCTGCAACTCTACTGGCCGGTGTTCTTCAAGCGCAAGGGCATTCTGTCCTGGAACAAACTCAATGACAGGTTTGGCTCACCCACGCCGTGGGGCAAGTATCCCAAGAACGCTGGCCCCAAGGAAAAAGGCACGCTGTTCGACGCCCTCAAGGCCATGAGCAATGACGGCGTCATCATGACGCCGGAAGGTATGAGCCTGGAGCTTCTGGAAAGCAAACTCACCGGTTCCATCACCACGCAGCAAAGTCTGTGCGAATACATGGACGACTGGATCATGGAGGTGATCCTTGGGCAGTCCCCACGCGGCAAGGGCGGCGGCGCTGTGGCTGCAGCTAGCCATGAGCGCGAGGACGTGCGCGTGGAGCTGTCACAAGCAGACTCCGACCTGTTGAGCGAGACCATCAACAGCACGCTGCTGGCATGGTTTTGCGATTACAACGGTCTGAGCCCTTGCCGTGTGTATCGGGTCATCAAGAAAGATGAAGACCTCAAGGCCGCCAGCGAGACGGATAAGAATGTTGCGGGCATGGGCTTCAAGATGACCATAGAAGGCGTCAAGTCCAAGTATGGAGAGCATTGGGAAGTGGCGACTGCCCCACCAGGTGGAAAAACCAAGCCCGGCGACCCAGCCGCCAGCTTTGCCGAGGCACTGGCCACAACATCGGCCGAACCAGCAGACCCCACCCGGTCCGAAACCGACACGATGATGCAATCCGGCGCGCCAGAGTGGACCGCCATGGTGGAACAGCTGCAGGCGCTGGTGAACGGTGCGCAGGACATTACCCAGTTGCAACAGGTCATCACGCAGGCCTATGGTGGCTTGGACTCCGAGCAGCTCGTGAAGCTGATGGCTGCGGCCATGGCGCTGGCTGAATTGAAGGGCATGGAAGCCGCACAGGCTGAGGACTGACCGTGGGCGATCAGACATCAGGCCTGAATGTCGGCTTCGGTACACCGTTCCAGGATCAAATCGACTTCCTGCGCCAGAAGCTGCGCCTGCCCACCGAGCGCTGGGACGATATTCAGCGCAGCGCACACGATCGCGCCTTCATCGTGGCCGGTGCGGCCAAGGCCGACCTATTGGCCGATCTGCACAAGGCGGTGATCGACCGAGCCACCGATGGCGCAGGCCTGAAAGCCTTTCAGAAAGACTTCAAGGGCATCGTTGCCAAACATGGCTGGACCGGTTGGACTGGCGAGGGCACCAAAGAGGGCGAGGCCTGGCGCACGCGGGTTATTTTTCAGACGAACATGGCAACCAGCTACGCGGCCGGACGCTATCGCCAGATGATAGACCCAGAGGTGGTGAAGCTGCACCCGTTCTGGCGCTACATCCACAGCGACGGCGTATTGCACCCGCGTGCCGAGCATCTGGCCTGGCACGGAGTGACCCTTCCAGTTGAGCACCCATTCTGGAAGACCCACTTTGCCCCCAACGGATGGGGGTGCCAATGCCGCATCACTTCTGTAAGCCGCAAGGAAGGCCTGGCCAGCGAAAAGGCCGGCCTCGGCGATCCACCCGAAGGCTGGGACAAGGTTGACCCGAAGACCGGCGCCCAGGTTGGTATCGACAAGGGCTTTGACTATGCCCCAGGTGCCAATACGGATATGCCGCTGCGCCAGATGGTTCAAGACAAGCTGATCACCTACCCGGATGCCATTTCTTCGGCGCTGTCTCGGGATGTTGGGCGCTATATCAATGCTACTGAGCGCGCCAGTCAGTTTGCCGCCCGCATGCAGGTCGACCGGGCGAATGTCGAACCACTTTGGATTGGCTTTGTTGAAAGTCCGCAGGAGCTGTCGGTCATCATTGGCCAAGACGTGACCGGTTTCACGTTGCTCATTCCGTCCGATGCACCGCGTCACGTTGAGGCAAGCCATTCACATGACGGCGGAACCCAACGCGCGCCAGTACCGACTGACTTTGATCGCGTGGCCAACGTTTTGAACGAAGCTGACAAGGTAAGGCTTGGCGACTTGACCCGGCATGAACACGCCACGGTGGTGGCCACGAAGCAAGTCGGCGAGGAAACCTACCGGGCGGTGTTTGAAGTACTCACCGGCAAAAAAAACAGGGCCTTGGCCCTATTGTCGCTGGTCATAAAGACACCCAAATGAAGTGTTCTGCACCCCCGAGCAAAACGTCCGAAACGAACCGGGGTTTATCCCCGGGACTCGATACAGCGCAGAACAGCCACGATTTTAAGCCAACCGTGCGGGTTTTGCACCTGAATCTGAAGGCCGAGTACTTCGACCAGATTGCCAGCGGCGTCAAGCCCTTCGAATTCCGTCTGTGCACGCCGTACTGGGCCAAGCGTCTGAAGGGTAAGCAGTTTGACCAGGTACACGTCAAGAAGGGCTACCCGACCGCCTCGGACACGTCCCGCATCCTGGTCAGACCATGGCGCGGATTCGAGGTGCAAACCATCCAGCACCCGCACTTTGGCAAGGCGTCGGTGCAGGTATTCGCGATCAGAGTGAACGGGTAGGAGGTCAACAATGGCGGCTTTCAGCATCGAAGTCATCGACCAGGGCGCAAGAGCCGCCCTCAAAACATTGGCCGCGCGCGTAAACAACATGCAGCCTGTGCTCCATACACTGGGAGAGGGGATCGTGGAGCGCACCAAGCACCGATTTGATACCAGCACAGGCCCAGATGGCGCAGCCTGGAAGCCCAACAGCGCCGCCACGCTGGGTATGCTCAGCGCCCGCCTGGCTGGATCGAAGAGCAACCGTAAGAAAGACGGCAGTTTGAACGCCAAGGGCGCCCGGGCGCTGGCCGGTAAGAAACTGCTGGTTGACTCCGGGTTCCTGCGCCAGCAGATCGTCCAGAATGCGACGCCAACGGCGCTTACCGTCGAGGCCACCGCGCTGTACTCCGCGATCCACCAGTTCGGCGGAAAAGCTGGCCGTGGCCTGAATGTCACGATCCCGGCTCGCCCATATCTTCCAATTCATAAGGACGGATCGCTCTATCCCAAAGAGAGTGACCTGATCCTGGGCGAGATCAATGCCTACCTGATGGATGGATTGGGCAGCTAGACCGGCGACTTGGGGCAGATCCCCCATAATTCCTGTGAAAATCTGCGGTCCGTTCACTATTTCGCCACAGCAAAGTGATTTTCATGGTCTGGCTCGAAATATCCCGACCCGTTTCACTAAATCTCGGATTTATCGCGCCTTTTCCCCTTTGAATATCTCAACTCCCCTCAAACGCGACCCCCTTGGGGGGCAGGGAGCCGCACGCAGTGGGCGACCGTGGGGGCTAGTCTTTTTGGTCGTTCAAATGCACAAACTTGCCCAGCAGGCGCATGAACTCGCGCTGCTCCGCTGCGTCC